CTAAGTTTACAGGATCAACTACAATATTTGTATTCATGACAGATGCTTGGCATTTGTTTAAGTTTTTTCGTAATTTATTCTTATTTTTAGGTATATTCTTTGCTTGCTTGTATGTTAGCAGTTTAAGGGATGCTGTAATAATGACCGTTTCAACAAGGGTTGTTTTTGGGGTTACATTTACAGGTTTTATGAAAATTTTATTAAAAGATTAATTATGGCTTACTCCAAAGAATCAACCAATACCGACCTTACTTTAAAAAAGTATTATGCAGGAGAAGAACGTAAAAAGAAAAAGCGTAAGAAAAAGAAAAAAGCAAAAGTAAAATATGTCAAAAAGTATTAAAAAAGACAGTACTTTTCAAACGGACATAGAAACAAAACAATGGAAACCATCTCATGAAGAGTTTGATTACCCGAAAAGATTTATAAACTGGATTGACTCAATAAATTCAGGTTGGCAAAATAAATTGAACTATGAACCGTTTAACTTGTACTGCAAACAAGCAGAGCTTTGGCTCAAAGATAAATCTGAAATAACGGATTACTATAACGAAGAAGACCAAATAGATTGGCTTTATCGTGAAATAGAAAGGTGCCGGGATAATTCATTATATTTTTCAAATAAATACGGCTGGATAAAAGAAGATAGGTCTGAAGGAGGTATGCTTAAGTATAAGGCTTGGGATGCTCAGAAAGTACTTTTATTTCTTTTTGATTGTGGACATTCAATGATGATTGGTAAAGCTCGTCAGATTGGATTTACGACAACTATGTGTATGGCTGGTATGAAAAGAGTTAATTTTAATAAATCATACTTTGTAAAATTTGTAACACATTCTAAAGATAAGGGAGTAGAGATATTTAGGGATAAAGTTAAATGGGCATATACTAAGGTTCCTGACTTTATAGCTCAAGACGTAAAAAACTGGACTGATCAAGTAATGTCTTTTGACAAGAAGGGAAGTAAGAAGGGTAGAGATGAAGGTGGGGCTTCTAGGTTTCAGGTTGATACCCCTCAAATAGATGCGATTAATGGTGGTTCTCCATCAGCTGTATTTATAGATGAGATTGGCCTTTTTGATATTTTTGGAGAGATGATGAGGGAAGGGAGACCAGCTTTGTTTAAGTACAATCCTGATACTGGAAAAATGACCATGCAACAGCAATTTATAGCTTGGGGAACAGGAGGAGAAATGGATAAAGGAGGCTCTGTGTTTGAAGCCGAGTACAAAATGTGCATCAAGCAATGGAAAGAGAAAAATTACAGCTATGGAATAATTCCTTTGTTTTTTAATGCATACGCTAGAAGAGGTGTGACAGATGCACACATAAACAATGAGAAGAAAGCTTATATGGCTTTGCAGGGTACTAAAAAAGGAGAGCTAGCAAAAGTTCAATTTCACCAGCATTATCCTATATCTTATGATGATATGTTTATAAGGAAGTCAAGAACTCTTGTCCCTATACATATCTGTAATCAAAGATTAAATGAAATATACGGTAAAGATGTACCTATAGAATATGGTTACTTTGAACCTATAATGGATATGAGTCATCCAACACCTGATTTGTTAACGGATTATAAAATCACTGGAGCTAGATGGGTTGCTACAAACGAAAGAGAAAATGTGTCCACTACAGCTCTAGTAATTCATCATCCGCCAGCAGGAGAAAAATGGAAAAATAGATGGTATCAAGGAACGGATCCTGTAAACTCAGAAACAGGACATTCTAAAATGTGTTCCGCTATATGGGACTCTTACGCTAATTGTGTTTCTTCTGTTGTTTTTCACAGGGACAGAAAGTTCAAGCAAACTTATTTACAAGTTCTTCTTCAAAGCCTTTATTATGATCAAATGGATAGAGGTGGAGTTAAAGAACTAATAGAAAATAATATAGGAGACATGCATTTAGATTTTCAGGAGAGACATGGATTTAAAAGTAAATTTACGGCAAATGCAGCACTACCTGATTATTTAAGAACTCAAAGCTCAAAATGGTTTGGTATATCAAATAAAACGAATACAGCTCCTAGAATTTTAGCAAAGCTAGAAGAGTTGATAGAGGGGTATACTCCTTATATAGATGTTCCTTGGTTTTGGGAGCAGCTAAAAACATTTGTAGAAAAAGACTTAAAGAGTCAAACATCACATAGACAAACGAGATATCAGGCAGCAGACACAAGATATGATTATGATGACTGTATTTTTGCTATTACTTTTGCTTATATAAATGCTATATCTCACGCAAGGTTTACTCCAGAAAATGTAAAATCACAAGATGTAGATAGAGGAGTTGTGACTAGATATGTTATGAATAAAGAAACAAACTATAGAATGAGGTTAGCTAGGGTAGATGCTAGAACAGGAAAGGTTCTTAAAGTTTTATAGAGTCAAGCATAATACCTACTTCTTTATCTAAATCATCTGTTTTAAATATCTTGTAGGTGTCATTGTTTTCATTTAACCAAACAAGAAAAGAAGAGCCTAATTTAAGATTAGTATTTCTTTCAATTAAAGCCTTATATATACCCATTTGTAAAGAGTAAGTATTAAAATTACAATCAGGAAGGTGTTTTAAGTCTCCTGTAAGTTTCTGTTTATACTTGCTAGTTTTACGAAGTTCTTTGTTTGTTTTGTAGTCCCATATTTGAAGTTCATTGGCTTTTTTGTTGTAAAACAGTTTATCTACCATGCCGCAAAGAAGAAGGTCTTTATCACCTATAATCATTTCAGCTTTTATTAACACTAGCTTGTTCATAACGTCATTATAAAACTGATCAACCATCTTAACTAAAGCTGGAGGCCCATCTTCCGTAGGAGTGTATGATTTACACAAGAACCTCATCTCTGCGTACTTATGAATTTCGGTTCCTTTCTTCTGAGCTGTAACTTTTTGGTTTTCCCAATCGTCTAATACATCTTGATAATTCAAATCTCTCTTTTTAGCATATGCTTTAGCTATAACAGGAGCATTGAAAGGTTTTTTAAATGCTGAAATAAGTTCGGTAGTAGAAGTACATTGAACGCCATCGTAAAAGTATGAATGGTCTTCTTCATTAAAAATTATGCGATTGAATTTGTCTAACTCAATAAAGATTTCGTATGGATTCATATTTGGGTTTTGTGTGAAGCAAATATAAAGAAAAAAAAGAAAAAGAAAAAAAAGTAAGCAAAAAAAAGAAAAATAAAAAAAAGAAAGAAAAAGATATACTACGTATATCCAAAAAGAAAGAAAAAAAATTATTATTTTTAAACAGATTGAAGATATTTAATATTTTTAATATCTTTGTGAAATACGTAGCGTAAAAAAATATGGCACAAAAAGAAGTTGAAGTTATTCTTTTTGGTCTAGAAAGTGAAGGAGATTTAAGGGTTGAATATCCAGAGCTAGCTGAGATTGAAGAATTTAAAAACTTAAGAGTCAAAGAAGTAAGACTTTGTTGGTTGCTAGGAAATAGAACAAGTCCTATCTACAAACTAAGCAAGAAGGATAGATTATTTAAATCTCTTGAAATAGTTTATGGTAAAAATTATAACCATAGAAAAGACCTTCAGGGAATAATTTCAGGTGAAATACCTGTTGAACTGAAAGACGGAATTAAGAGGATGGAGTCCTTTAATCCCGAATACAGGCTGAAGGCTAAACTTATGACTGAATATATGTTTGAGGTATTAAATCAAATGGTTGTTTTAAATCCTAATGATTTGAATACTATGGATATAGATGATAAAAAAAAGTATACAGATTTGGTAGTTAAAATACATGACGAATTGCCGAGTATGGTTAAGACTTTAGAAACATCTTATGGAGCTAAAACTGTTGAAAAGAAAACAAAAAAATCAGTTATGGTTAAAATAAATGATTTATTAAGATAATATGGCTACGACATTTCAAGTAAAAACATCAAGACCAAGCAAGCTAAAGGCTAGAAAAAACAAAGAGTATCACAAGGACTACGCTAGATTTTGTTTATCTGTAATGGATAATGCGTTATATGATTCTTTTGTAAATAAGTGTTTAGTTAATTGGGCCTTTTTTAAAGGTGGTGATGGACAATGGATTTTTCAAGAAGATGTAGAGTCTTTCTTTTTAGATGAGTCTGGAGATATAAGAAACAGATTAAAGTGGACTAAGAACGTTATAAAGCCAATGGTTCAGCAGTACGTAGGTAATGCTATAAGATTAGCTTATAATGCTGATGCTACATGTATTTCTGATTTTGTAATAAATAAAAGAGAAGAAGATATACAGAAATTAAGAGCTTATCATGCTATAGCTGATTTAGGTGGAGATATGGGTGAAATGATTAGAAACAACACCATGATAGAAGACACTCCAGCTGAAACAGAAGAAATGTATTACAACACTTTTGTTGAAGAATATGAAAGAGATATAAATCATTTAATAGACTACATATCCACAGAAGTTAATATAAATGAGCTTAAAGTTCAGATAACTAGAAACTTAGCTATATGTGGAATGGGGATATATAAGGGATATGAGCAGGGAGGTAATTATGTAGCTGAGTCTGTGAATCCTTTAAACTTTTTTTGGGATATCTCTTCTGTAAAACCAGATTTATCTGATTCTGAATATATGGGTGAGTGGTACTACATGGATAGTGCTAGTATTTTTGAAAGATTTCAAAACCTAAGAGCTGATCAAAGAAAAGACATAGAAAATCACGGTAAAGATAAAAGCTATAGCAATTTGCATAAAATGGTTCATGGTGTGCAAGGTCAGCCTGGAGGTAAAGTTCCTGTATATGAGGTTTATTGGAAAGATTTTGAGAAAAAAGAATACGGGTGGGTTGAGGATGAATTTGGATATCCTTACTATACGATGATAAATGATCCTGAGTCTAACTATAAAGATAAAGACTTAATAAAACCTCCCACAGAAAAAGCTAAAAAAAGAATGAAAGGAAAAAAGAAGGAAATCATATATGTTGATATTCTTCGTTTTTGTATTTTTATTCCTCAAGAAGAATTAAGTAGTTCTAGTGGAGATATCATTCTTGACCATGGTATTCTTGAGTATCAAGAAAAAAATCTATACGATCCAGCTAATGTAAAGTTCCCTTATAAAGTATATACATGGGTTTACGATAGAGGAGAAGTACTTACTCCGCTAGATGACGTTATTGATCCTCAAAGGTTTTTAAATAGAACTATGTCTGTTATTGAATCTCAAATGGCTAATATGAGAGGAACAGGTACTGTTTTATCAAAAAGTGCTGTAGATGACAGAGATGGTGAAGCTGATGTTCTTAGAAATATAAATTCATCTAAACCGATATTTGTAGATACAGATAGAGTTGGTTCAGTACAGAATGCTGTGGGTACATATGGATCTAATGTTGGAGGGAACACCCTTCAAATGTTTCAAGCTATAAATGTTATACAACAAAGTATACAAGAAGTCACAGGTGTCAATGAGTCTATGACAGGTACAGGTCAATCACAAGACGCTTTAGTTGGAGTTGTTCAGGCTCAAATACAAAGAGGATCTTTAGTTCAAGAGCCTTTTTATTGGGCTTTAACGTCTATACTTAAACAGGCTTATGAACATATGGCAACTGTAGGTAAAGCTATTTATCATGAGAACCCAAGAAGACTTGCTATTATGGTGGGAGACAAAGGTTTAGAAAATATTAATATATCTTCTGACCATTTACTACAAGATTACAGGATATTTATAAAAAGATCAGAAGGAGAAGACGCTGGTGTTAATGCGGGTAATCAGTTGTTATTCACATTGTTACAGTCTGGACTAATAGACCAACCTATATTTTCTAATTTATTTAATAGGGCTACTCCAGATCTTATTGCTAGTGAACTTAGAAGGTTCAACAAGATGAAACAGCAAGCTCAAAATATGACTCAAAAAGCTCAATCAGTAGGTCAACAAGCAGCTGAAATGGAGCAAGCTGAATCTAATCAAGTTCAAGAAGAGCAAGCTAAAGAGGCAGGCATGCTTATGTCTGAGCAGCAAGATAAAGTTCATGCTCAAGAAATGGAAAAGGTGAATGCTAAAGAACAAGCTAAAGCCGAAAGAGAAAAGTTAAAATTGGATCAAAGAGAGGTTGAATCTAAGAGAAAAGCTGGCAATAATGAAAAAACAGAGCCTGACATGATGGATCTTATATAAGAATTTATTAAATTTGAATTAAAATAAATAAAAATGGAGGAAAACAATTTTGAAAAAGAGCTTGAAGCTGCTCAGAAATCCATTCAAAACGAGCAACCTGTAGATAATTCTCCTCAATATGATGATTTGAGACAAATACAGGCATTAGCAGAAATGGATCCTGATTATGCGAATTCTCAAGAAGTTCAAGACTTGCTTGCTGAAACAAAAGTAAATAGCAATCAAGCACCTGTTGAAGAAACAGTAGAAGAAGTAGAAGAAGTGGAAGAGGATGATGATTATCAGGATGATGATTATCAGGATGAT